TCGATTATTAGAAGCATACATGGAGTGGTAGGTGTACAATGAAACTTGAAGAATTAACTGTTATGACACCAAAGAAGTTTTCTATACTAATTGAAGATTTAGTAAAGAAAGATAAAATATCCTACATGGATGCAATTGTTCATTATTGTCAGGTGAAAAAAATGGAGCCAGAGGCTATCAAACCTCTGGTATCCAAACCTCTCAAAGAAAAACTCGAAGCAGACGCAAGAAGATTAAATTACTTACCAAAAATATCACAACTACCAATTTGAAAAATTTATGTATAATATTATGGAGCCGTGGGAAGCATATAAGATTTATCTAGGATTGAAATTACATTTCAATTCAGACTATGACTATCAAAGATATGGTGGTAAATCTAAAGCATCAAAACAATCATTTTTAAATAGAAAAGACAGAAGTTTCTTTGCTCGTGTTGCAAGAAAGTATAAAGATTCTGTTAAAGATTTTTTTATTGCAAATTTTTTAGTAAATCAAAAAGGTTGGATTGGTAACTTTAATGATCTAAATTATACTGAATGGAATAAAAGAAAACAATCTTTAACATATACATTCAACAATGAGATGACTTCACTATGTCAACTTGAAAATAATTTTGATGACATTTTTAAAATAGAAAATAATACACACCCAATAATTATAAAAGAATTTTTAGCAAAACGAGTTAGTATAGAAACATTAATTATTTTACAAGACTTGGTAAACTATATAAAAGATTTTGATAAAAAATTATCTGATGATTTGGTATGGCCAGACATAAGACGATTGATTGTCAAATACTCGGTGTTTTTGAATATTGATGTTCAAAAATGTAAGATTAACCTTTTGAAGATTATAAAGGAAAATTTATAATGTCAAATGAAGAAACGATAAGAGAAACAGGTTTTTATCTTTCCAAAATCGACAAACTTCAAGCTCGTGTCAAGTCATTAGAATTTGACAATGCAGAACTGCAAAAACGAGATGCAGAAGTTACGAAGAAGATTCAGGAATTTACAAAAACTGCTTTCTTCAAGTACAGGAACAGGAGAGGTTAACCCTCTCCTGTTTTTAGAACAAGGATTATTATGACTGCAAAATTAATATCATATTCACAACCACCATTACCGTTTCGTGAAAGTAATTATATTCAAATGAATAAATTATTATCTGATCTAGGTGAAACTGCAACAGACTTAATAGCTTATTGTGCAAGGGTATCAAATCCATCTAATCAAAACAATAAAGAAACAAGTGAAAAACTAATTCGATATTTAATTAAACATAAACATTTCTCACCATTTGAAATGATAAATGTATGTTTAGAAATAGAAACCACAAGAGATATTGCACACCAAATAGTTAGACATAGAAGTTTTACATTTCAAGAATTTAGTCAAAGATATGCAGATTCAACTACTGCATTAGGTTTCACCACTAGAGAAGCAAGACTGCAAGATGAAAAGAATAGACAGAACTCTTATAATTTAGATTTAAATGATGCACAAAATATGAAGTTAGTAAGAGAATGGGAAGAAATGCAACAACTAGTTATTTCTCAATCAGAAAGAACATACAAGTGGGCTATAGAAAATGGTCTTGCAAAAGAACAAGCAAGAGTTGTTTTACCTGAAGGGTTAACCAAGACTAGAATCTATATGAATGGTACTATTCGTTCTTGGATACATTATATAGAATTAAGAAGTGGTCATGGTACTCAAAAAGAACATATGGATATTGCAAGAGAATGTGCAGTTGAAGTTGCAAAAGTATTTCCTATGATAAAAGAATTTGTAGAAGAAGATGTTATCAAAACAAAATAATGTTTATGTTTTAGGTAATGGTGAATCAAGAAAAAATATTGATGTAGATCATTTAAGAACACTTGGTAAAGTGTATGGCTGTAACGCAATCTATAGAGATACTAAAGTAGATGTTTTAGTATGTATTGATTCAGGTATCAGTCACGAAGTTTATACTTCAGGGTATGCAAAAGATAATGTTTGTTACCTAAAAGATTGGTCACCATTACCTGCCGAAATATTAAATAGTTTTGTTCATACTGACATGTTCAAAGACACAGAAGTTATTGAGAACGAAAGAGGTAACAAAGAATCATTTGTACTAAATGGTTGTGATGCAAAAGTATATGACGAACTATTAGATGAAGGTTTGAAACTTGTATCAGATGAAGAAGATTTCAAAGTTAAAATGGGAAAGAAACAAACTTTCATAACATGGTTGGACTTACAAGATAAAGTTAAAGATGTACCAAAAGAATATGAAGGTTGGAGTGCAGGCCCAATCGCAGTAAGAATTGCAGTAGAAAATGAAAAACCTGATAATGTATTTTTATTAGGTTTTGATTTAAAAAGTAATGATGGTAAAATAAATAATCTGTACAAAGGAACAGATAATTATTATCCATCAGGTTCAAAAGAAATTTATTCTGGTAATTGGATAAATCAACATTCAGTAAATTTTAAATTATTTCCTGATGTTAATTTTATTCGAGTAGTACCTGATGAAATAAATTCTAATGCAATATCAAGTGAAGTAGATGAATGGAAACAATTTGAAAATATTCGTCATGCAACACTTGACAAATTTAAAGATTTATAGTATTATAAATACTTTTAATATATTATGATTTTGTGAATAAAAAATAAACATACGATTACATACGGAGAAAAATCATGTCAATTAAATCATTAAGAAAGTCTAATTCTTTAGACAAATTACTTGCTCAAGTAAAGAAAGACGAAACCCCAACAACAGAAAAAAAGTCTTATGTAGATGAAAGACTGTGGAAACCACAAGTTGATAAAGCTGGTAATGGTTATGCAGTTATAAGATTTTTACCTGCTGTTGAAGGTGAAGAAGTTCCTTGGGTTCAAGTTTGGAATCATGCATTTCAAGGCCCTACTGGACAATGGTACATTGAGAACTCTCTCACTACTATTAAACAGAAAGACCCTGTATCTGAATACAACACTCAACTTTGGAATTCTGGAGTTGAAAGTGATAAAGAGATTGCAAGAAAACAAAAAAGAAAATTGCAATACTATGCAAACATTTATGTTGTAGAAGATAAAACAAATCCACAAAACGAAGGTAAAGTTTTCTTATACAAGTTTGGTAAAAAAATATTTGACAAACTTATGGAAGCTATGCAACCAGATTCGACATTTGATGATGAAACACCAATTAATCCTTTTGACTTTTGGGAAGGTGCGAACTTTAAATTAAAGATTCGTAAAGTAGATGGTTATTGGAACTATGACAAGTCTAGTTTTGATGCACCAACTAAACTGAAAGAAAGTGATGACGAAATCGAAAAGATTTGGAAGAATCAATATGCACTAAAAGATTTTTTAGATGCAAGTAATTTCAAGTCTTATGATGAGTTAAAGAAAAGGTTAGATGCAGTATTGTCTGGAACTACAGTTACTAAAAGAGCTGAACAAATGGTTACAGAAGATTCTGAAGATATTCCAACTCTGAAAGAAACTGCACCTAAACAGAAATCTATTGCGAGTGAAGATGATGATGATACTTTAGGTTACTTTGAACAACTTGCAAAAGAGTAAAAACTTCAACCCCAACTGAAGTTTTATGAGACCCTCGAAAGAGGGTCTTTTTTTATTGATTATGAACTAACTCTCTATTATCATCATCAGAAAGCTTATCAATTCTTAAAAGATTTACTCCTTGATTACTACTATTATCAATATTATTAGTAGTAACAATCATATTACCGTTACCACTAGCACTTCTATCTCTTGCAGATAATTCTTCTACTTCGGCTGTTGCTTGTGTAAGTGTAGGATCGTCAGCTGAAAGTCTTTCACCTGATTTAGTAATTCCTGCAAACGCATAAACTTTATCAGGAATCGCTTCTGATATGGCTCTTTTAACAAATCCAAAAAATCCATCACCATCACCAGATGATGTTGGTAAGATTGCTCTTAAAATCATTCTATAAAAATCTAAATATAAAGTACTTACACCTTTAAATAATGTTTTGATAAATCCTAATGGGCCACCTGTTCCATCACCAGTAAATGTTTCCTTGAGATAATCTACAAAATTAGTAATTAATCCAAGAAAATTTGTGAACATTTCTTTAACTTTATCTTTAACCATAACACCAAAGTTTGTAAGTATTTCACCTAACTGGTCAAAAGCTGTTCCTGAAATAATCCAATCTGCAAAGTCAGAAAAAGCTCCAAATATACCTGTAAACAAATTCATAATTTTATCTTTAATACTAAAACTTGCAAGCGATTCTTGTGCATTTTCAAATCCCATTTTTCCTAGAATCCAACCAATAACTTTTTTTAGTAAATCTAAAGGTATGCCAACTAGATTACCTACTAGTTTTGCAAAACCACCACCAAGACCATCTAAAATTTTTGCAAGCATTGAATCACCTTTTGATGATTTGAAACCATCAATGAAACCAGTAACACTATCAAAGATAGCCATTGCTAATGTTATTGGAACAAATATTTTTCCTAAAACTTGACCAAATACTGTTGCAAAACTTTTTATCGTTGCAAATCCAGCTTTGAAACCATCCATAAGAGGTTTGAATAATTTGAATATTGAACTAAATAAACCTTTTATATAATTAAATACTTGTTTAACTTTACCACCACTTCCTGTTAGTAAATCCTTTACTATTTTAAATATGTCTACAAATGATTTTATTATATCATCAACAAAATTGACTAATAATCCAGTAAGTCCAGTAGTGAAAAAGGCTTTAATTGCAGTTACGGCTTTTGAATTTTTTATAATTCTACCTATTGTGCTAAAGAGAAATTTAAACGCTTTTAATAAACCTTCACCAAGTGTTTTAACACCTGACATAATTCTCATACCACCAAGAGCTTTAAAAAGAACTTTTAATTCAAATAAAATCTGTGAAAATAATCCTGAAATTACAAATAGTGGTGCAAGTAAAGCCCCCAAACCAAAACCAGCTGCCTTGCCAACTCCTGCAAGTAATCCTTTAAAACCTTGAACTGTTACTTTATATAATGCTTCAAGTATAGATGTTTGTTTTTTATCACGATTTGCTTTTTCTCTTTCTTTCTCTACTTGAAGTGCATTAATAGCTTTTTTACCTACGGCTTTTGTTGCATCAACAATTCTAGTACCGCCAGGTATTGCACCAGGCAATGATTTAAAAAATCCAGTTATTGGACTTATAATGTTTGTTGCAACATCAGTAAGTTTCATATCTTTTGCAACACCTTTAAATCCTTGAATAATTGCAGAAGATTGTTTGTTATTTTTATCATTATCTTTTTTATCATCATCTGTTTTTTGATTAATTTCATCTATACTATCACCCATGTAAAGAATTGCAGTTGCAATTGCTTTAAGACCCATAGTGTGACGACCATCTCTACCAGCTTCACTTCTATTGTTAAATTTTAATTGTGTTATTACATCATCTAAAGTTGCACTTGCCATTTATTATTTCCTTTTAAGATATGCTTCCTTACCATAGAAAGCTGCAACAATACCTGCACTTGCAATAAAGTATAGATCAGCCATACTTGCAAGTATATCTGCTTTAAGTCCAATTGCATCTGCAATTAATGTTACGATAGGATAAAACAACATTCCACATAACGCTATCCATGCCATCTGTCTTTGAGAATCTTGTCTTTTATCCTCATTATCTAATTCAACTAATTTTCTATCCATTTCCAATTCTTTATCACTCACAACACCATCTCCATCTAAATCATATTTTGCATAATGCGATTCTTTTTCTAATTTCTTTTGTGCCATAGTTTTACTCTCTTTTATTTATTGTTATTATGTCGATTTTTCATTTCCTCATCTTCAAGATGTTGAACTAATAATCCTGTGTATATTTCCCTTTCCCAAGGTATCATGTTTTCAATTTCAGTTAAACTATATTTGTGATGTTGCATTAATGCAAATGTTAATCTATAATAATTTTCTAAATTATTATGAGAAAGGGCTATTAAAAAAAACTATTCATTCCTTCAATAACTATTTCACTTTCTACATTTGTATTTGGATTCATTACATTTATAGTGTGTTTAACTTTAGGAGCTGTTTCAAAAAACTCTTGAACTTTAATTAATTGATTATGCGTCATAGAATCAATAAATTCAGTTAATTCTTTTTTGTTCATATCAGTTTTTTCATAAACATTGTCTTTATCATAAATTTGTTTTACACAACTTGCAATCAAATCAAAAACAACTTCCTGTTTTTCTAATTCTAAACTAGACATTTCATTTAATTTAGGATAACCCATAATCATACCAATATCATCAGTTAACTTAATATTAGGATCATGACCTTCTGTTTTTATACATTGTACTTGATTTAAATCAATTTCAACTGGAACTTTTGTTTCATTATCATCAGGACAAGTAACATTAACTTTTGTTACTGATCCAACAGATTTACTTCTCAATTGTATAAAAATGTATTCCATATCAAATGTTGGTAATTCCTTTACATTTAATTTATTGAAAGTACACGCATCTATTATTTGTTCTAATGCAAGTGCAATTTCATTTTGATTTTCTGAATTCTGTGCAATCATTAACAGTTTTTCTTCTTTCACTAAAAACGGTCTAAATGCAACTTTCTCACCTGTTGAAGGAAGTATCAATTCATGTCTTGATGCGTTTAACGAAGGTAATGCCATAATATTTCTCCTATTACATTATAATTTAAAATTTTCCTAATTTACCAAATATGTTTCTAACTCTTTTGTTTTTAAGTATTCCACCAAAAAACTTTTTGAGTGAAATAATTCTTTGACTATCTCTTGCAATTCCAGCTGGTAATGCAACTCTACCTCTTTGTATTGCAGGATTAAATCCAGTAGTAATTTCTTCTCTATACTGGTCATATGGTCTACCAACATCTTTTAAGTATGGTGCCCATTCTCTAAATGCAAAACCTACTGTTAATCTTAATATGTCATTGTTTGTTGCTTGACCATAATCTAAAACACTTATTGTTTTAGG